GTACCAGAGGTGTTGGTCGACATTCCATCACTGACAATAATTCCCGTTACGTCGACGCCTGTGGAGCTTGTGGCAAGTTTTTGGGAATTGTCGTGATACATTGAGGCCGCACCATCTGCTATACCAACAAACATATTCTCGCCAGTGTACTTCTGTAGCTTTATCTGGGCGTTTGCTCTTATTTGCAGATTTCCTGTACCAGCATCATCAATGAAGCTGTTTGACCCATCGTGATAAATCTGTAGGTCATCGCCAGCGCCAAAGATAGCCTTGGCGTCATCTGCAAAGGTTGCATTTCCTGCGTGTGCAGTTGTAGATGCAAAATCCACAGCACCATCAATGTCCACGACATCTAGGTTGGCAGTGCCATCAACGTCTATATCGCCTGAGATGTCTAAGGATGTAGCGGTTAGAACGCCAGTGACACCCAAGGTGCCGCCAACAAGCAGATTGCCAGCAAGCTCAAGATCATCCATTTCATAGACAATTGCCCCTGATCCAGCACCGTCTGTTGCCACAATCTTGGTCTGACCAGCCGCAATAGCGACATTGGCCCCAGATCCTTGGGTAAAGGTCAGGGTCGCAGAGGTTTCGTTCCGCATGATCCAAACGTGAGAAAGCGTGTTAGGAGCAAGCGTTACCGTACAATCCTGACCGCCGCCAGTAAGCCGTAGGAACAAAGACCTGAAGCCGTCTGTGGCTCCGTCTGCCATCGTGATTGTGTGAGTCGAAGCGTTAGCGATGGCTTCTGCGCCAACGCCCATAGCCTCACCTATAAGCTCTAACGAAGTATTTGTGGTCGTTCCCCAAGTTCCTGAGCCTTCCCCGGTGGCGAGTTCTGTGAGCCGTAAATCATTGACGTAAGTTGCCATGTTCTATCCTCTAAAAAACCTAGATCTTGACATTTGCGTAACTAGGCGTTTGTGTTGTGCTGATGTCATTGTAGGTTGGGGTTTGGCTTGTGTCTATCTGACCGTAACTCGGTGTTTGATCTGTATCTATCTCACCCCAAATCAAAATGTTTCCAAGGCCAGCCGTCATAGAAACGCCTGCTGGCTGAACAATCGACGCCGCAACCGTGGTCATTTCGCCCACAGATGATGTCATCTGCTGCCCCGTAATAAAAACATTATTCACGGTTATGATGTTGGGCTGACCTAAGCCAGACGTAATCGAGCGGCCAGTGAGCGTAACATTGGCCTCGGCATCGAATGTGACAGAGCCAAGACCAGACGTGATTGCCTGACCCGTAAGCTGAACGAACGCCGCCGCAACTGTGGTCATCGCGCCAACGCCAGAGGTTATCGCCTGACCAGAAACTGTGACGTTGGCTTTAGCGTCAATGCTTGGAGCGCCAAGGCCAGAAGTGATCGCCTGACCCGTAGGCGTGACATTAGCCTCCGCATCAGTAGTAACCGAGCCTAATGCGCTAGTGACGCCTTGACCTGTGACCGAAACATTAGCCTCAGCATCAATCGCGGGAGCGCCAAGTCCAGACGTGATCACCTGAGTTGCTGGCGTGATATTTGCCTGACCCGTTACCGTGAGAGCCGTGCTGAGCGCCGAGGTGATTGCAAGGCCAGTAACGCTAACCGTCGCAGCCGCTGCAACGACTGGTGTGCCGAGGGCCGAGGTTACCGCCTGACCTGTAAGTGTTAGGTTGGCTACGCCACTAATAGACAGCGAACCGATGCCAGACGTAATCGCCTGACCCGTAGGCTCGACGGGCAGGGGAGTGCTCCACGCACCTTCACCCCAACCGCCACGGCCCCAGCCGTTTATGTTAGCCATTTTCTAGCTGAGACTCGGCATCTTTGAGAAGCTTGACCGCTGTGCTCATTATGTCTCGAACAGCATCCGTCATGAAGTCAGTCGCCAGCGACGCCTCCATTGTGCTGATTGCTTCTTGAATGTCTTCGATTGCTGTCATGCTAGGCTCCAAGCAAAAACATATGATAGAACCTATGCAGCGTTAGGGATACCCTGAAACTTGCGCTTCAAGATACGATCAACCTTGCTGTGGGTCATAGGCGGTATATCGTGCAGGCTATTGACCTGCTTGGCAATCTTGCGAGCACCCAAGCCACGCCTCTTGAGCTTGTAAATCGTCTTCAGAACGTCCTGCTCTTCAGGCACCTCTTCAAGAAACTTTCGCGTCTTGCTACCAGTCTTTTCCTCAACATGGCGGTAGCCGTATGGCGCAGAGCCGCCGATGGCGTACCCGCGTGAGGCCCAGTCGATCTTGCCTGCTGCAAAGCGATCCTTGATGGTCGCGTGTTCAATCTCGGCAACTGCCGATAAAACCATCAGCATGATCTGATTCGCCATCGAGTTCATATCAAACTTCGAGTCCAAGCCCTTAGACTTGGCGGCGTCAGGGTAGACAATCGGCATCTCACCAAACTGCTCGCAGAAGTACAGCGTGATACCGATGTCTTGCAGCACAGGTATCAGGCCAAGAAGGTCAGAGCTTGAGCGGCTCAGTCGGTCAAGCCGAGTGCAGATCACCACATCGTGGCGGTCAATCACGTCAGTCATATCGCGGCTTGCAGGTCGCTCCAACACCGCGTGGGTGCCAGAGACACCCTCGTCTGCGAAGAACTGATCAACCTCACGGTTGTACTTCTCCTTCACAAACTCGCGGATCTGCTGCATCTGAGTCTCCAGCGAGATGCCAGACTTGACCTGCTCGTCGGTGGATACGCGGACGTAGCCGTAGATGTTGTTGATCTGCCGCAATGGGTTGCCGCTCATTACTTGACCCTCCAGAAACGAATGGCGCTTTTGTCCTCGTTTACTCTTTGAGTCATCTTCATCCCGCGCAAACGCGCCAGTTGCCTAAAGGTATTGCCATCTTTGGAGTATGGCGTGTTATTCGATGTTGCGTTTGTAGCAAACTCGACGCTATCTCCAATCTCCATAAGGCTCAAGGCGTCGTGAACATCTTGGTTTTTTGGCCTGCCGCCGATGTTCTTTTTTGGAATCGGTATGCCTTTATCAACTTTCAACATCACTTCACTCCACCTTTGTAGCCGTAGTCGGCCATCTCTTCATGCAGCCGCTTCCAATTGATATCAAGCGGCATGTTGTCGTTGGTACGGTCAGCGAACATCACCTGACCGTCCTTAACCAGCTCAACGCCGTACACTGCCTTGGGCATTCCATCGTACACAATATCGATGTTGTGCTTGAGGCAAGTGCGGCGCACTCGGTTGTAGAAAACCTTCTTTGCTTGGGCGCTCATGCGACGCCCTCCTGCAAGTGTTCTTCCCAAAGCTCTTTGGCCTTGTCAGTCTCGGCCAAGACGCGAGCGCGTCCAGCCAGATAGTCGCCAAGCTCAGCAATCTTCAGCGAGCGCCTCGTAAGATCAAGAAGCTCGATGTCGGTTTCGATAGAAGCCTTGCGGAACAAGTTGGGCAACAGCATAGAAGCAATCGGCCCTAAGTCGTGCTTGGTAGAGAAGCTTGTTAGAAGCTTTACGAACATTTGATTTTCAGGGGTCATTTCCATTTTCACGTTTCTCCGTTAAGTGAGATTGCATCTTACGGGTATGCGTGTCGATGTGCAAGCGTTTATTTGTTTGTATAAGCTCTTGCACATAAACACGGGATCTGTATAATACAGGGTGTCAACAACAAAGCACTGGAGATGTGATGACTGACAAATCGAAAATCAAAAACCCAACGAGCCGCAAGGTGCGGAACCGAGGGTTTACCCCTATCGCCTATCACGGCGACAACGGCGTCTACAACGGCTGGATCTATAAGCAGACGCCGACCTACACGTTTGTTCGCTTCCCTGCCCTTGGCAGAAAGAAGCTGAGCAAAGCAGAGATGCGTTTTGTGAGGGAGCTGTAATGACCATACGTTCAAAGCGCGGTGACAATGTGAAACCTTACGAGCACAAGCTCGTCGTTAAGTTTGCCAAGCAGTGCCTGCGGGAAATCTGCAAGAAGCAGTACGAGATCGAGTGTCAAGGCAAGCCTATCGTTTACACAGAAGCTCTCAAGCGGCTTCAGGTACGGACTAAGTATCGCTGTCAGAGCAGCTACGGCTCCGCTGCTCATATCTGCATCGATATGCAGCGTTATCGTCAGAGCTTTATCTCGTTTACTGAGTACCGCTCGTTTGCTGATGACCCAGTGATCGGCTCCATTAAGGACTGCGATGACCGTGAGCTGCTGCTCAAGTGCTTGGTCGCCCACGAAGTGGC